TAATTGGAGTTTGTACTGCCTGTTGTAATCCACGAAGTTCATAACCACCCTCAGAAATCACAGATGAGCAAACTTGTTTGAATGTACTTGAACTTGTAGTAATACCAGTATTTGCAATTTCCAATCTCAAAGGTAATGATGCTGTTGTGATATAAGTTGATTGGATAATATTTGCGTGATGGAATGAGTGGCAGTGAACAAAGTTTCCATCAATTACAAAACCAACTCTAACAGTTCCAAGTCCCAACCACTCAATATCCATATAAAGAATTTGTGCTTTGGAAATGTCTAGTGTATATCCAGAAACACCAGTTCCATCTAACTTATCAATATTCCATTCTGTTTGTGGAACTACAGTCTCCGTTCCAGTTGATAGACTTCTTTCTACAAAACTTACCGATGTGCTTCCAATACCAGAAACTTGGAGATACATTCCATTATCGGCACCAAAGTATCCAACTCTTTGTCTTAAATTTTCCTTTGGGGAATTCATTACAAATGTATTCAACACCAACAGAGATTTTCCTGGTTGATAGGAGAATACCTTTGTGGTTTCTCTAATTGCAGAACAACCAGCAGTAGTTCCAATACCAATATTAACCAAACCTTGTGCGGTCATAAATCCAACCGTAGCACCAGTTCCTACAATCAAACTCTCCCAGAGATTATTGTCTCTATACCTATGAGAACTATCAAACAATGTAAGTGGATTTGATACTCTTGTTCTTCCAAAAGCATCAGGATTTACAGCAACAGGAAATCTGTTGATATTGTCTACTATTCTCCCATCTCTTGTGGCAGCACCAAAAACTTCGAATAGTGATCTTTCTTGATTTAAATAATCTTGTGTTGTTATATTCCACTGAGCCATAATTATTATTCACTCCAAGTTAGTTTTTCTGGTTGATATCTTTGTACATTTTTAATTTTAGAAGTTTGATTTGTTGATGGATAAATGTTATGAACAATTGCTCCAGGATATTCTCCCTGCAAATGTTCCGCAAGTTCATTTTTATTCATCATACTTCCCTCAACTTCCATCCTATAAATTTTACCTTCCCAGACAACATCAGCAAAAAATGATTCTTTAGCAACTTCTGGTTCTGAACTATTGATATAAAGATTTCCGTTGAAATCTCCAGAGATATTTACTGACTCTGATAAAAATTGTTTAAAACTTTTCATTTTAGTTGCAGTTCCAACGACGAAGTGCTTTATTGATTCTTGAATCTGGATCTCTCGCAGTTTCTGCAGAAGTTAATCTCTTTTTCATTCCTTTCATACGACTACAAAACGATTTTCTTCTTTTTGCTCTTTTGCCTTCTGGATTTTTTTCAGTTACAGCAGTCTGTAACTTTGAACCTGGATTTTCACGACGATATGCTTTGACTGCTGCTTTGCTTAATCCATCAGTTTTATCTTGACGATTGACTTTCTGCCAATCTTCTGTTTGTAAAAACTGCTCACCTGGTTTGATTTCTGAAATATTATATGCTAAAACTCTTGCTCCAGGATAAACTTTTTCAATTTGATCCTGAACATCTCTTCTATTAGGCACAGAAACTTGGGGAAAGAACATCTTAATAGCATAATACTTACCTCTCCAGGTCAAAGTCACGAGAATGATATTTCCTGTTTTTGATGGAATACGAATTGCTTCCTCCAAAGGACATTTATCTATACCATGAATTGGACATTCTTTACCTTTCTTCGTATTATTGCACTGAACTTCTTCCTTTTTAACACAGTTTGGATATTTTTTTCCAAACATAGTTTTCATTCCTTTTTTTTCATAACCAGGCCAACATTTCTCATCAATATTAGTTTCTTCACTCTTAGTTCCCCAGTTAGAAGCACCAACTTTACGACACTTTACAAGTGCTCCAGATGCATATGCAGAAGGCCAGACACTATATCTTGACTTTACCTTATGGTAACAAGCATCTTTCTTACCACTACTTTTTCCTTTAATGTCTTTTGTTGCTTCTTCAATATCATGTTCACCGCTATCAATATAATCCGCAGCAGAATCAATATAATCGGCAGCTTTGGTAATTTTTGATTGCACCCAAGCCTCTACATTCCCTTCACCTTTCATTTTCGATTTAAGGCGATCAACTGCTTTTTGTATCGTTGCAAGTTCAGAACGAATCATTGAGTGTTCGTGATCTTTTGCTTCTGCCATTTCCTTCAATCCTGGTTCTGGTTTTACGTAATCTTTACTTTTTTTTCCTTTCGCAAAAGTTTTTACATTTGTTGGTTTTGCTGCCCCAGACTTTTGCTGCTGTCCAGGATCTTCTTGACGCTTACGGCGAACTGCGGAACGAATGATTGCCTCACCTTTTTTACCTTTTCTTTTTAATGCAGCGAGTCTTGCACTACTAAAACATTTTGGAGTCTTGGTTTCTCCTGGTTCATTAGCACATGGAGAACCATCTGCTTGAACCCATCCAGGTTTTCCACCTTTAGATTTAGAACCTTTAAACCAGTGATGAAGACTTCCCGCTTCATCAATTGAAGCACCATTCTCTTTACGGAGCATTCCCTCTGGATCAACCATAAATCCTGCTGGAATGGATTTACATTCCTTGTTGGTATAGCAGTAGTAATGTCCTGCAGGGCAACGTCCGTTCTTTTTCATTCAACTGGTTTTGATTTAGTTTCTTCACCTCTTGCTCTTTTCTTTCTTCCAGCACAATGCGCTTTCTGAGAGAATCCTTTGGGATTAGAACAATCGATGTTCTTTTTATATTTATTACTCCACTCTTCTTGAAACTGCTTGAATGATTTCATGTCAAGTGTTAATAGATGTTCTAATTGCTTTAAACGTTGTGGAATTTGATGATGCAGGAGTTACTAACAATCTAATATTTCCTCCAGAAATATCACTATTAAATGATGCAAGAGAAGAACCAGTTTTTACAATTGCAAATTCGGTATTATATGTGTTACTGCCATCATGAACAACAATGAATTCTACAGTGTGATAATTACCTCCACTAGTAACTTGTATTTGATATCTTGCGGAACGAAACTGATCTGAATCAAATACATCTAATGCAACCTCATCTATTGATGTGGTTGTTAAGCTAGAAACTGTTATATTTTGAAAGTTTTTTTGACTGATAAGTTTAGGCATTAGGTTGCTGTCTCCAAAATACTCAAAATCAGTTTTAGACTACTATTTGCACTTGCTGAAATTTGAATAGAATCGCTTGTTTCTAAAACAAGTTTTCCGTCGAGAGGAATATATGCATCATTTGGAGGAACCGTTGCGTCTTTAATTATTTCCGTAGCAGTACCACTTCTAACATGAGACATTGTAAAAGAGGTTGCACTTGTTGTAGTATTGGTTACATGTGCATATAAAACAATTGCAGTATATCCTGTTGGTGCAGTATAAGCTGTCTGATTTCCATCTGTTAATTCTAAAGTTTCTGTTTGAAACCTATTAAGTGCTAGTTGTGCCATCTTAACTGAGTGCTAAAATAAAGGGTGTCATTTCTGAAAATAAACTCCTGGAAAATGCTCTTCCACTAATTGTGCCAGTGTTCTGATTAATCTGCAAGTCATCTCCAATTCTAAAGTTACCAGATTGATCGGTGCTAGTATAAACTACTTTACCGCCATTTGTTGTGACAACTTCATTTGCTTGAATTGGAACTCCACCTCTCAATGGAGTAGCAGTTGTAATATCATTACCAGAACCAACATACTCAAATGTATGTGAACTAGCAACAATTTTGCTTTGTTGGAAGAAATGAACGGTTGTGCCGACACCAACAGAACTTATTAAGTTTTCGTCAAGAGTTAATGTAGTAATTCCAGTCGTAACTGGTGTTGAACTATTTATTGTATAGTAGATGGGCGTCATTACAGCAGTTGCAGTTGCTGTATTAGAACCAATTTGTGGGCTACTAATAGTGACAGTTGGAGTAGTTCTATATTGACTTCCACTACTAATAATAGTAATTTCAGAAACACTTTCACCATCTAAAGTTGCAAATGCTGTTGCGGTTTCTCCATTAGGTCCTGCAGGAGCATCAATTGTCACTGTTGGAGTAGAAGTATAACCAGTTCCACCAGAACCAACAGTGATTGTTTCTACAGATTCAAACAATTCTCCAAAATAAACAACTTGTCCATCATAAGGACGAATACTAGTTGATATTGAGACAACAACAGTATCTTGAGATGCAGCAGCACTGGTAGTTACAATTCCAGTAAATTGTTCATCACTCACACCATCAGAAACTAAACCATAAGTTCCAAAACTAGAATTACTATTTGTTAAATCGCAAGTAGAACCTTTATAACAAGTAATTGCTTCATTGCAGCAAATAGTAAATACAGAAACTAATTGGGCAAATCCTTGATTAGTAATTGCTACGCCAACTCCACCCTGATTGTATTGAGTGTAACTATCACAAACAATCGATTTTAAACTTTCTGCTTGAGCACCATCAACCCTCAGTCCAGTTCCAGTTGTTGTATTGCTAGTACAATTTTGAATGTAAGGACTTTCCCATTTGCCGCCACCAACGTTTGTTGCAATTTCTGTTGTTGGGAATCCAATTGCAGCTGCTGGAGCAACATGATTTGTAAAAGTCATGTTTGCAATATAACAACCCTTTCTTACATGTAAGATATCCTTATATGCTGTATTTGGAGTTACTGTAACTGTTTTTAAATCATCTCCGACAATAGAAACAAATGCAGGAACTTCAATTGGATTGTTTTCTGCATAATTTCCAGCAAGAACTTTAATAATAGTTCCCGTAGTTGCAATTCCAACAGCACCTGCAATAGTTAATTTTGCATTATCAATTGAAGTTCCGTTATTAGAATCATTTCCATCTTTTGCAACATAAAGAACATTTGGTGCAGAGTTAATACCACTAGCACCCGCATTGATAGTTACATTATCACCAATAGTAACTGAAGAACCTGTAATAAAGACATCGCCTGCAGTAATTGTATTATTGTCACCATCAATTGTTACCGATGCTCTACCTACAGTAAGAATACCAACAACTCTTGCGTTGCCATCAACGTATAATGCAGTTTCTCCAACACCAACTGTTACTGTTCCAATTCCATTATTCGATCCAAGAGTAGTAACTCCTACTACAGAAAGATTTCTTCCAATTTGAACGTCAGTTCTAGCAGTAATAATACCAATAGAATCTACATTAGTTACATCATCATAAGTAACTGTTCCTGCAACAGATATATTTCCAGTAACAAATGCATCACCTCGAACGTAAAGTGAATAATCTTCTCTTGCAGTTGTTCCAATACCAACATTTTTAGTTGTATGAATACCAGCAGAACCAACTGCCCACGTTCCTGCAGCACCAACTGAACCACCTCCACCTAAAGCAGTACTGGCAATACCAACCCATTTGGAGTTTGCTTGATCGTAAATTAAAAGTTTACCATTACCTGTAGTTTGATCGAATTCAACATCATCAAGATCCTTAATGAATCCTGCACCACCACCACCAATTGTTGAAATTTGTTGTTGAACTCTACTGATGAAAATTCTATAATGATTTGCTAAATCATCAAGAGTTGCAAATTTTTGATCCATCGGTGTCAATGGATCTTGTCCTGAACCTATATTTTGAGATTTATTTGTTGGTTCATTTACAATATCAACTTCTTCTTTTAGTTCTTTTTGAGAAGTTTTTATAATTTCTACTAATTTGTATAGTCTTTCTATATCAACTTGAGAAGACTTTATGTTTTCTCTAACAAATTCAACTTCCTCTTTTATCTGTTGAATATCTTCGTCATAATATTTTACTTCGGGAAAATTGGAAATTTCTTCTCTTAAATCATTGAAATAACCCAAAAGAAGTTCATCAGTTTCTATACTTTGATTATTAACTACCTCAAGTTTTTCATGAATAGACTGTTTTAATTTATTGTATTCTCCTAGTATTTGTTTTTTTAATTTTCTATCATCATCTTTAAATTCTTTATGATATTCCCAAATTTTTAAAGATGTCTCTTGAAGTTCTTTAAAAATTTTCTCTTTTGTTTTTGATATTTTTTCATCAAAATTTTTTCTATCGATATTCGCCTCAAAAGAGAGAATATCTTTTTCTTCTTGAAGTTTATTAATTTCTTGTTCAAATTTTTCTGATATTAATTGTATAGAATTTTTAACCTCTCCGAAATTTTCTCCAATATCATTAAATGTTTTTTTTACGTTTATATACCATGAAAAATCAGGAACATCATTTGTTTCTTTAACCCAACGTGGAACTGATTTTTCTACAGATTCGATTGCATTACGAAGGGATTCTAATTCTTCTTCATAATATCTAACTTCCGGAATATTTGATATTGTTTCCTTTAAAAAAGATAAATTTTCTTCTAATGAAAGAATTTCATCATCATAATTTTTAACTTGAGGTATTTTTTCTAAAGAGTGTGAAATATATTCTTTAACTTTGTCAATTTGATCACAAATAACTTCTATTTCTACATCATAGGATTTTACTTCAGGAATTTCTTCTCTAATTCCTTGAATTTCCTTACTTAATCTATCAAGTTCTTCGTCATACGATTTAATTTCTGGTATTTCGGGAATATCTTTTCTTACATCACTGATGAGGCGTAAAACTTCGACTAAAATACCATCATTATTTGTTTTTTCTATATTCTTTTCTACACTTTTAACTTCATTTTCATCAATTTCTAAATTAGATTCTTCTTCAGGAGAAATCGACTGTTCTAAAAATTCCTCAATTGAAGGCAAATCTTCATAATTTCCGGCGAAATCATTAATTGAAGGTAAGTTGCTATTGTTGTTCGCCATTGGACAAGTGTTATGAGTAAATAATACTTCGGGATTTTTCTCCCTGATTTATTTATCTTCCTCTTTCAGTCCAGATTTAAGCATTTTTGCCAACTCTGCAGTTGATCCTACAAAAAGAGCATTATTTACAGTTGAAGGACCTTTAATTTGCTTTTCTTCTTCTACATCCTTAAGTTTTTTTTGCAATTCCATTAATTTGTCTGTAGCATCAGCAACGTTCTTAATTAATTGTCCTGCAACTTCATATGCTCTAGCCTGCTCAGTTTCTTGAGCCAATTCTAAAATACCATTAATTGCTTCTTGTCCCTTCTCTATTAATGAATAAAGATTACCTCTAGTATATTCATAGTCTTTTTTAATATCATTTTTTGAAGTTTCGGGTTCTTTATATATTTTTTCAACCTCAACAGGAACTATTTCTCCATCAACATCGAAAGTTTCATTTAATTTTTTATATTTTTTTGTCATTTTCATAATTATCCACTAAAACCAAAATCATCTCCGAACTCAATAAGTGCATTATCTGCAGTTGTTATGAGATTTACTGCAGTTCCTGAAACGTGAGATGCAATAGTGGTTCCATCTTGTCCTCTTAAAACATATAATTCATTACCTTCTTTTCTATCAACGTAAATTTCTTCATTATCAATAGTAATGTATCTGTTTTCTGGAATACCAGAAGCGTCATTTACAACAATAACAGTATTGCTTGTTCCAATATCGGAAGAAAGATTTGTTACTATATTATTTGTATAACTCTTAATTGCCCTTGGTTCGATTGAATAAGTAATATCTCTTGTTGGTGGAGTTGTGACACCACCAGCAACATACCCAATAGACACTTTTTTGACAATATCTTTTGCAGTATCTGCTGCTGAAGCAACTGGTCCAAACAGATATGTTTTTGCGGTAAATCTAATAGTATAAATTAAAGATCTTCTTGTTGTAAAATCTCCCTCATAATCGTCTTGCATTGTAATATTTTCAATTACAACAGGAACGTCTCTTTTTTCTCCGATAGATTCTACTAAATCAACAGTTAGATTATATGCTGGTTGAAAATATGGTAATATTTGCTCCACAATTTGAAGCATATCGTCATTTAATTTTGTATAAATGGAAAGTTCAAATGCCATATTATATGGAACTGGCATATATGTTTTTCTAATTTCTGTTGCATCACCAGTAGATGCAGATTTAAATGTTTGAGTTGTCGTTACTTTTCTTGTAGAATCATATGATAAACCAACAAATTCAAAAGACATTCTTGGTAAGGTAATCTGAACAGGTTTGTTCAAATCTTGAGATTGTTCCAATCTCGCTAAAAACTTTTGAGTAGGACCATACGCAAGAGGAACTTTTACAACATTAAATGCGTTATCTGAGGAATCTGTTTGTTTTATTTCGATTCCATTAAAGAGACTTCCGAAAGCAATGATAGTTCTTCTTAAAATCTCATGGTAAAAATATTCAAACATGGTTTTTACCCAACAAAAGCTTTAATTATATTTAGGTTATGGATTTCCAAAGGGATTTGATTCTGTAAAATCAAGAATATTATCTGCTTCCAATTCAATCTCATCATTTTCTGGATATTGATTGACTATATTATCAGAATTTTCCACTCTAATTTGATATGATGCTCCACTTTCAGATCCTGTAACAACTTCACCTATTCTAAAGTTTCCTGTAACATTTGATATATTAAGTGTATTTGTTGATGCATCCCAAGTCTTGACAATTGCGGTTATTCCACTTATTGAACCTGTAATAGTTTCCGTTGGTATAAAGTTTCCAGTCCCTGAAGTATACGGGGAACCAATTGTAATTGTTGGTGTCTCTGTGTATCCTGCACCAGCGTTTGTAATGTAAATGTTTGAAATTGTTCCAGCAGAACTTACAACAGCAATAGCAGTCGCTGTTGTTCCAATTCCAGGAGAGCTAAATGTGACAGATGGTGCTGTAGTATAACCAGAACCTCCAGATGTAATTGTAACTATACCAATAGATTGATTTGAAATCCTAGTTGTCGCGGCTGCCCCAGTTCCAGAATCATCTGAACCTGGTATAAACACAATACCAGGATTTACCGTATACCCATATCCTGGATTTGTAATAAGAACACCCTGAACTTTAGATCCAATATCACTTCCATCGCAATTTACGATACCATCAATTAAAGTTGAAATTCCAGATGCTGTTCCTCCTGAAGATGGAGAGGAAGAAATTGCAACTCTTGGTGCTGAAGTATATCTCTCCCCTCTACTTGTAATAATAACACGACTAAGAACACCATTTAAAATTCCTGTTATAGCAGTTGCTGTGGTTCCTGAACCAACAAGAGTCAGTGTTCTAATATTTCCTTCAATATCAAAACTATCATCAATTTCTTCTACCCCAGTATCAAGAACTTCATCTTCTGCTCTGAAGAGTTCACATGTCAATTCGTAAACATAATTTTTCTGCAATTGATAAAATGGTTTTTCATGTTCTACAAATTTAATTTCAAATAGTCTGTCTCCCAATGGAAAATAAATTAAATCTCCTTCTTTTGGACGAGTTGCTAATTCTATATTTGGAAGATTTTTAATTAAAGGAGTAATATACGTTTCAAACCTTTCTTTAGAAATAATAAGTTTTAATTCGTTAGTTGCCTGAATACCAAACTTTGAAAGAAGGACTGGATTAGCTGCATATCCATCAAAATTATCTATGTATGCCTCAATTGGATATGCATTATCAAATTTAGATTGAATCACTTCACTAATAACAGTATTTTTTGTAAGATACTTTCTGGGCAAATAATAAACATCAACACCATACATCCTCAACTGTTCGTTGATTAAATCTTGTACTAAACTTTGTTCTCCTGGAGAACCTTGTAGAAAAAAAGGATTAAGTGCCATTATCCAATCATATCAAGAGGGGGAAGTTCGTAAGTATTTGACATTCTCTCCAGGATTGTATCTATTTCTTTTTGAGCATCATCATATATTTGTCTGCCATTTAATTCAACTCCACCCGGAAGTTTAACGCCTTGGAATTTAATAAGATTTTGTCCCCATTGCCTTTTTACCAATGCTGTCAAATATCTTTTTAGGAAAGAATCATTCCAAACTCTACTATAATCATTTGGATCTAGTAGTCTATAGCAATCAATAACTAAGTAATCGCCCACAGATAAGCTACCCCAATCAATATCTAAGTATAATCTATCTTGTCTTTGATTAAATCTAATTTGCTTTTCGGTTGTTAAAAGAAAGTCAATATCTTCGAGATAAGTTTTTACCATTGCATAGGTAAGTATTTCAGTTGAACCCCAATAATAGATATCATTTAAAAATAATTGATATTTTACACTGAACATATTATTCGTAACAGTGTTTGTTCCGTCAAAGTGAAATATTTTATTCACTCCAATAACTGCCGAAGGAATTTGAAGATAGTTGCTGTTTTCTGTATATGAAAATGTAGTTGCTGTTCCTGCTATCGTGGTTGAAGCAGTTGTTGTTACGATACCCGCAGAAGTTCCGTATGGTGCTCTGCCTCTATCTATATCATCTTGGGTAACTTGATACTTTAAGAAAATTTGAGTAACACCATCAAAATGTCTTTCATGAAAAAATTGTAGGGCATCATCGACTAAATCATCTATTTGTTCATCGGCAACGTTAATCTCCAGTACAGGAGCACCTAACTGTCTCTTACAGTAGTTTATTAGTTCTGTCCTACTTGTTGGTTGCGCCATTATTTTTTCACCTTTATAAATTTATTTATGGTGAAGTGGAAATTCCTGGTTTAACAATTAAATCTCCTTCCACAATTTTATAAACAGTAGATCCAGAACTAACTAGAACATCGTATACATATCTACCACCAGATAAATTTCTAGTTGAAGTTGAACCTAAAGATATTTTTAATTTTCCACCAATGGCACTGGTAAATCCAACATTAAATGTTGCAACAGCACCAAGAGTTGCTCCTATTGCAACACTTTTTGCCATTTGAGATGTTCCAGTGTATCCATCAAGATTAAAAGCATTGCCATTTGGTTGTTTAACTGTAAATGTGTTACTAAAATCAGAACCTCCATTAATTGTTAGATTAACGGCATAAGGAGTTCCAGATTCTGTATCAAATGTTATGTTTTGATTAGCCATCGATTCCTTTTAATCCCATTGATGCGACAACTTCTTGCTGTTTGTAATAAAGTTTGCAAAAAGACTTTGCAATATTTCTAAGTTCTTCACAATCATTACAACTATCTATTTCGTTAGCAATTTTTACGTATTGAAAACTCTTATTTAGATTTTCAAGTTCAATTTTATCAGGATTCATGAGTTAAACTCCTAAGTAGTTTTTTAATTTCATCCAAATCATCCTTCATATTAGCAAATTCAGATTCTAATTTCTGTATCTTTTGTATTTCTTCTGTTTTTGTTTCTCTCCTAAAAATATATTCACGATACTGAGTAGTATTTTTGTTAATTATCGAATTTGTCTTTGAATCTCTATAGAGATGCGTGTGTCCATCAACTTTTAAATGATCCATATCAAGCAAGTGCAATAACTCTTAAATCTTTCATTCTTGGTACATAAACCTGATTGGTTGAAGTCATAATGATTTTTATCCTATATGATTTGAATGAAGGAAGTTCATCTGCAGTGAAAGAATATTCTCTATAATCAATTTCATCAGATAAAAATCCGGAATTTTTAGAAACTGGGACATAAGTATCTGGCAATCCATCATTATTGGCAATATCAATAACTTGTCCTCTATTATCTAGATTATTATATCCCGGAAATGGAATATAAACCGGTTCAAAATTATCACCTTCACTAATTGCATAGAAAGCTCTTATATCCGAATAGGGATTTACGTGTGCATTAACCAAAATTTTCAGAGAAGATGCTGGATTTTCTAAAGTAATTTCTTTAGAAAGATATTGGAATGCAGTTGGATCTTCGGATATACTGTTAACTCTATTATCTGTTGCATAGTTTGTAACTACACTATTAACTCTATTTGAACTAAGTATCGCACTAACTCTTTGAGTATCGATAACAGGACTTAATCTGGAATCAAGACTGTTTAAATTGATTCTCATGTTCATGGATTTATTTCCAGGAAGTGTCGTCAACTTATTTGTCTCATTGATTTTGGAACCGACAATTCTTGGACTTTCAAGGTAATTGGTTTTATTAACTGAAATGGATTCAAAACCTTGATCAATAAATGGAATCTCATTGCCACTTATACTTGCTCCACTGATAGTTCTTATTTCAGCGTTAATCGATGTCCCTTGAACTGTTAAATTCTGTACAATTGGAGTAATAATCTCAAAAGGAATATTCTGTGTTGCTTTTGTAGAACTTCCACCAGCAGACTTAGTTTGTCCCATATAAAGAACTGGGAAGCTCTCTCCGGTTGATCTCCCAACACCACTAGAACCCATATCTAATTTGATGTTATACGAGTCAAATGTAATTGGATTTGTTACAGTTACATCTTCTAAATTATGAGTTTTGTTAATTCTTCTGAGAGATACTCCTCCCAATTCATACTTATAAACTGGAGTCCCTGCAGGATAATTTTTAGAAGTTGTAGAATCTATAGATCTAGTAATTTCACCAGAAAGAGTTGAACCAGAAACAGAACTATATGAAATAATTTCATCACCAATTTGGATATAACCAAGATTAGTTGTTCCAACACCGACATTTTCAAAATTAGAAAAATTTGCAACACTATCTAATATAATTGGAGAAGTTGATGTTGAATCTAATGAGTTAGTCAATTTAGTTGGAACAATATCGGACTGTACATCAGAAATAGTTACATAATTTTGATTAAAATACATACCATGATTCTTATGATTTACAATAATATGCATTCCATCATTATCAACTTCAATTTCAGATATTTGAACATTTCCTCCAGAAGAACTATTTAATGTAGTTGTTACTCCAGAATTATTAATATATTGAACTGTATTTCCTACACCAGAAACTACAAAATCTCCTTGAACATTGTGAAGAATAAGTTCACTAGTATTTGCAATTGAGACAACAGAAAGTCTTGCACTTAAACCAAGAGAATTTGCACCAATGGTTCCAATTCCAAGAACATCGCCAATAACATAACCAGTTCCAGACTCTGTAATAGTTGCAGCTGCTGCTACTCCATTGTTAATGGTAATATCTGCTTTTGCATTTCTGCCATTACCTGTAATGGTTGTGAGAGGCACACTACTGAACAATAATGTACCTGAAGATGGTGTATATCCAATTCCAGAATTGATAACATTCAAAGTTCCGGTTGCAATTCCAGCATTTCCAACATAATCTCCTGTCGCATTTGTTCCTTGCTGAAGAACTGTATTGCCAAGAGTCAAATTATCATCTTGAAGTGTGGAGTTAATACCTACTCTAATCTCTCTAGAATTTAACCTTAAAGAATTTGGTAAAAGTCTAGCAATTCCTCTATTTCCTTCTGACAATTCTGGATTATAAAACTCAACGGAACCGCTACTAACAAAATCGGCTCTATAGAGAGTGAATTTAAGATCTTCCCACTGACTTGGTTCCCAAGTAGATGCATTTTGAGATTTAAATAGAGAACCAAGATATGGTTGATTTGAAATAAATGTTTGTGTTATTAAATCAGTCTCTCCTATTCTAGAAATATAAACACTATACTTTGTAGAAATTGATGCTATACAAATAGCATATTCGCCGCCACCTTCAAGATAAACTGGTGATTTAAACTGGAAAGTTGTTGCAACAGATCCATCTGAAGACACGTTAATCTGCGAAGGATCTAAAATAACTTCAGAGAAAGGAATAACTTTTTGAGTTGGGAATCCTCCTTGCATTGTTCTCAATTGGAAAGTGACTGGAATATCCATGTCATCTTTTGATGCAAAGAATACATCACACTTAGTTAAAAATATTCCAGTTTCATCATCAATCAAGAACGATTGTGCGAGAGGATCATACCATTGAGTAACTGTTCTTTGTCTTTCTTGAGTTGAAATAACATTTGAAGCAACTAATTGAGTTCCGGTTGTTCTTGCAACTGCTCTTTCGTCAAATTCTCTTTTATTTTCTATTCTAGCATTTCTAACAGAAATAATAGTTTCTTGAACTGTTTCTAGGGTTCCAGATGAAATAAATCCTTCTTCTGCTATAGAAGAAGCTTCATTTTGATTATTATCAATATTATTAACAAGAGTAAATACTTTATTTCCAGATTCAAATCTTGGATTTGAATTATTATTTGGATCTGGAATAAAGAAACTACCAATTAATGTTGCACTAATATCGGAAATTAATCTAACATTTGATATTGTTGCCTGTGCCCCACTTGTTTGTCCAACAAGTATCATTCCATTTTCAACATATCCAGAGAAATTTCCTTCTGGTTGATTTGATAATGAGAATGTATCTACGTTTAAAATACTTGAAGTTGATGAATAAGTGGAAGGCAATACTTGTCCAGTATATGGATTCGTGTTAAATCTTGTAGTTGGTGCGTTATAAGGACCTTCTTTATGATTTGATTGAGATACTCTAAAAGTAATTCTTGGATCGGTTATTGTTGTATTTAATGGCAAAGAACCAATAGATCTAGTTCTTCCAACTACAGTTTCTCCAACTTCAAAAACACCAGAAATCATACTAATTTCTAATAATTTTGGAACACAATAATTTGTGACATCAATACCATCAAAGAAAGCATACATCTGCGTGGACGGTTTTACCTTTTTAGCAACGAATTGAATGTTTCTTGATCTCATAAAAGAAATCAAGTTTCTACTTACAACTCTATCACCAGCAGAAGTTGTATCAAATTGTTCTGTGACAACTGTTCTTGTTCCTGTTCTTGAAGTAATTCCGGTTTCTCTAATTTCAAGGAGAGTATCTTCAACAACCTGATCTATTACGGTTTCATTCCAACTTCTTGTTCTAGATCTTCCTCCTGGACCTTGTACATTAATATTTCCTCCACCAGAAATTGTTCTTGTTCTTACATCTTCAATTACATCTCTGCCTGTCCAATTAGTTTCCCAAGCTCCCCACACTGTTGGTGCAAATCCAGTCTGTGGATCTACATTAAGAGTTCTAGATGCAAGTTCAAGAGTTTCTGCATAATTACCTTCCGTGTTTAAAATTTTTGCTTCAAGCCTTACCGTATCTACCCATGTATCAGTTGCTGGGGTAAGTTCCATTGAACCTTGCCAGAAACTTACAAGAAAAGGTGTAACACTTTCAGTTCTTGTAGCAAAAGTTTGTTTTAACCATTCAACTTCAGAATAATTGAGAGTTATGATATCTCCATTTTTTACGATATTATTTCCTTCAGGGGCGGAAAATGCAAGATCCTCATTTGGATTTACATTTTCGACTGGACCTGCAATTAAATCAATAGAATCTGTATGATGTTGAGGTCTAATCTCCTTATTTGCAATATCAATACTATTTTTAAACTCAACGCTTTCCTCTTGTGTTAAGAATGATGAGAAATTGTCTACAAAGAATCCAGATTTAAATCTATTCAAACCAGAAGAATCTGGAACAAAGAGATTTGAAGTATTGGTTTCTAAAAGAGATAAAGATGTATAATATTCAAGAGATTTAATTCTATTTTCAAGATTTTTAATATCAACCATTCTATATCTCTTGTGATTTAAGAAACTGATAGATGCTTGAGATACATTATACAGATATGGAGGAAGTGATATATTAGCAATTTCTAAAGAATCATCTACAAAAACAGGTTTTTCTGGTTTTTCTGCAGGAGTTCCGTATTTAATTTGGAATTTTCCATCTTTTGTTAGAAAAACTCTATCAATTCTTCCAAGATAAAATGAAAAATTGGTAACAATTGATTCATTTGATGCTAAAATATTTGCAGCAGAATCTCCAGAAGAAGTAAAAATTCTTCCATAAAATTCAAATGGAGATCTTGAATTTTCAGAAACAGTATACGAAGAAACTCTAGGTCTAATATCAATAATATCTGTATTTCTAATAGAATTTACAGTTTGAATATCATTTGTATAATCAAATCCACTGTAAGAATTTACAGTTGTAATGTCGCCATTATCAGTTGATTGATAATAAGCACTTTCAAAATATACTTTTAACTTTTTATTTGGTTGTTTAATTGCAGACTTTCTTGTAATATAACCATAGTTATAGAAAGATGAATTTTGTCCGTTACTAAAAGAATAATTTGATGATATATTAATACTAGGGGTATTAATTGTAGTAATAATTGCTTGAATATTTGATTCTTCAAATACTACAATTTCTCCTTCCTTGAAGTTTTTATTATTTTTGTTTATAAAGGATATTGAAGAATCACTTAATCTTTCGGCACAGATTGCAACAGCATTTGTTGTTTGTCCTGTAATTTTTTCTCCGATTACAATATCAGAAGTCTTTCCAGTAGGACCTGTGATTGATGAGAGTATAAAAGTTGGAGCAGATGGACTAGAAGTATCTACCGATTCATAAATTGCATGAATTCCTATAATATCTGGATAATTTAATGATATTTTTTCATCTTGAACTCTAGTTCCATATGGATAATTGCCATAAGAAAGTCCATCATTTAAAGTTGTGGAACCAATTCCAGATGAAGAAAGTTTTGATTTATCAATTAATAATGTGTTAACTCTATTTTTTAGTTTTTCTTTTGCTTTTGGTTTAATTTTAGTTAATGTTGCAGTTAATGTGGCATCATCATTACCAGAACTTAAATTATAAATTTGTAGAGAAGTTAATGATGAATTGAAAGACATTTTATCAGATGTCAATACTTCAATTGTTCCATCATTTTTAATCAATTCATACCTTTCTGGATCAAAGGGCAAGAAAGTTTCATTTTCTCCAGCATTAACAGCCAAAGAAAGTTGATTGTTCGTAATATTTACAGAATATGATTTTCTAATTGTTAAAGATGCATCACTAAGATCCACATCAGAAATATTATCTTTTGGGAGTTTGGTATAAAATGAATTATCAATAGAACCTTGAAGATTGGTAGTTACTATTTTTAAATCAGTAGCAGTGAAATCTGATGCCGGTAACTTACCATCACATATTCCAGAAACTGTTGTAACTCCAGTAACAGTTATAACGGAGGAACCAACACTAACTACTGAGGCAAAAGCAGGATCTGATGAAGTTTGGTTGCTAAATTTAATAATATTATTTACCTTTACTTTCTCTAATAAAAGGGAATTAGTGCTAGAAATTGTACTAATTCCACCACTGACTGCACTAATAGAAGAAACACCAATGTTTATAAAATCTGATTGAATGGTATCCGCAGTAAATGTTGCTGCTGCCCCTGCAATAGAGGAAACAGATTTTATGTCGGAAATACCATAAGTTGTTACTGCAACTGCAACTCTAGTATTTTCAATACCATTAAAAATAAATGGTTCATTCTTAACAAAATTGCCAACTCTATCATAAACTGTGAGAGCAGTTCCAGCTGATACAGAAGTGCTTAAAAATGCTGTAGCACCACTATATTGCCCTTTAATAAAAGTTGGAGTCGAAAGAGTGATCGGTTCATTTAAAGTAATTTCGGAAAATGTTTGAATATCATATAAAGAAATATTCCATTCATTTAAGTCCAAATTGGATGCGTTATATGAACCAGAATCTAGTCTAAAATCATAAACTCTAGATAATCCTATTTCTTTTCCTGGCGATATTGTTTGTGCCGAACCAACTCTTGCATTTCTTAAACTTAAAACAAAAGTATTTCCTATTCCTATAGTTGGAGAACCATATACTCTATTTAATTTTAAAGTGGAACCAGTTTGATAATTAATTGCCTGATTCGTTAAAGATTTTACAGTTCTTGTTTTCGGCACATCCAGAAATGTTGGACTAATAGTTTCAATTTCATATCCCTTTACAAATGCTTTTCCTGGAGAAACTTGATATAATGCCAAATCTTCTGATGGTACTGAGCCACCATAAGTTTGTTGATTTGCGTTAAATACACCTCTATTACCAAGATTATTATTTAAAGATTCTTTAACTGTTAAGTCAAAAGGATTTACATAATAATCTCCAGACTCCGCATAAGTTCTTCTTGCTAATTCACTTTCAATAATATTATATTCTGTTGTTTTTTTCTGAGATCTTAAAATTCCATTTGAAATAGTAGCCAGTTCAATAAAATTATTATCATCAAAATCATCCAACTCTTTTTTAAATAAAGATGTGGTAATTTTAAGTCTATCTGCACCTGGAGCAGAATAGTTGTTAAATCCTTTTGAATTGTCGTTTAAGGAAGAATCTATATCCGAATTAATAATTTCTTCCGTAATCAGAAGTCCTACTCTATAACTTGGAGTATTTGTATATTGATCCAAAAGAATAGTTTCATCATTAACATTCAAAAATTGACCCTTTGCAAAATAAATTCCATTTGATATAGAAAATGCAGATCCAGTAGCAGTAGAATTTGTTAAAATAGTTGATGCAAAAGGTTCTCCTGCAGCAATAATAGTATTTGCTGAAGAAATTGTAACATTTGATGTTAATAATTCTCCATCAGAAAATTGTACAGTTGAGTTATCTTGGGAGTTCGAACCCAAATAACTTATGTAAAGTGTGGTATTTCCTCTTTCCGATTCATTAGCAAGTATAATTTTATTTACTACGGCAGTTACTCCAGAAGTTTGTCCTGTTATTTTTGATCCAATAATTTGATTGATATAATCGGATACAGGAATTCCCAAATAACTATTTTCTAACTGAACCGCAAAATACGTTGTACTATATGCAGTATTTCCAGGAATGACTTTTGCGCCCTCTTTGAAGAAATGTTGTCCAAATCTTTCAATTTGATTTTGTAATATAGATTGAAGAGTCGTTAGCTCTCTTGCCTGAACGGGATATCCAGGTTTAAATAAGACTTTGTAATAGTCATTGTTTGCATCAAAATCATCAAAATATGGTGCTACGTTAAGATTGGTTTCCTGAGACATAATTCTTTAGAACTGCAAAATGACTTTAATATCTTCTTTTTGGTTTATTGATCTTGTAATCGAAGGGCGATTGTCAACGTAAATAATATTTCCAGAATATTTTTCAACTTCTGGTTGAGCAACTCCTTGCGTAAATGACTGACCAAGGTAATATGTTCTACTATTTATTACGGTTGATACACCCGTAAACGATGTTTGAATTGCCAATGTTGTAGATCCGCCAAGAATATTTACCGAACCTCCAGAACCTGGAGTTGCGGTAAAACGCTGCAATTTGAATCCATATACTGGCGTTGTATTTTGAGTTCCATCAGTATTAAATCCTACAAGAGATTTGTCTTGCCAATATTTTAAAACTCCAGTCGTTGAGTCATAAGAAACAACTCTACCTACCGCAGTTGAACCAAGTCCTACAGTTTGAGTGATAAATGCATCTGAATCAAAAGTTGCAGAACTATATCCTGCTCCGGTTAATTTAAGAGAATAAACAGCACTTGCTTTATCTAAATCAAGATTTTCTGTGGAGTTATAAGCTTGTGGATTTTGAACAATTCCAATCCTTGCAATTTGATTTCCAGTAATAAAATCCGGATTTTCCGTGTCATTTTCAATTCTAGAGTAAATTAAAGAATTTCTTGCTCCAAGTTCTCTATAGATATCCGCACCATGTCCTCCTTGGGGCGGAATAATAACATTAAATATTGGATTCGTAGAACCAGTAGGAGCACCACCGCCTGCTAAATCTACAGTTCCATAAGTATATCCAGAACCACCAGAAGAAATGGTAATTGATTCAACTTTAGAATTACTATTAATTACAACAGTTGCTTCTGCACCAGTTCCATCTCCCCTGATTGGAATTCTTGTATATGTTCTATTTGCTGTACCAAGTCCAACTCCTCTATTTGTAATGGTTACAATTTTAAGTTGCCCACTTGTTGCAGCATTGTTTCTAACTGCTGCATTTGTACTACTAGTTTCCCAATCAGCAGGAACTGGCATAAAGTTTGTAGAATCAAACTTAATAATGTCACTTGGACTAATAGTATAAAGATATTTCCAAATATAACCGTCTCCACTTGTCCCTGCTTCTCTTGGTTCTAAATCAGTAAAAGTTGGTTCGTCAAGAGATGCTCTTCCTGAAGGATTTTCTGGATCAGTTCCATTTTGAAGACAAATATAAACTCTATAATCCGAGTTCATTACATAATAATTTGCATCATACAAACTAATTGCATTTGAAGGTTTAGAAGGATTCTCTGCCTTGATATCATGCCTATACATGTCATAAGTGACACCAGATTGCCAAGTCACTTTTCTAACAACTTGCTTAACATCTGAAGAACCAATTTTCTTCAGAGCAATCATTGTGTCCCAATAATTGTTCTCTTCATCAAAATTATCTCTAGGATCTGGTGGATCGGTATCCCAAGTAGAACTTACCTCAGTTGCATTAGGTAATCCCACAAATGCATAATAAGAATTGCTAGTGGATGCGACACTAGCAACAAACTCTTTTGCATTTAATATACGAAGTTGATCAGTTATGATTGCTGACATTTCCAGTTGTTTTTTACTTATTTATCAAAGATTTTTATGATACTGTTGGATAAACAGTAATAGTGTTACCCATACCAGAATGAACAGTACATTGATAGAATAATGTGTTTGGCGCATTCATAGGAACTTCAAATCTCAAAATATCATTTGTTCCATCCGTAGATGTACTAACACCCGCTGTCCACTCTGCTCCTCCATCAGAATCACGAATTACAAATGGATGAGATGAAGGTTGAGTGTTTACAAATTCATATACTCTTGCTCTTGCAAGATAAATTTTTGGATCTGTATTATTTCCAGATGTAATTCCAATTCCTGTAAATGTGTAGTTAGAACCATCTCCAGTCAATATCCATCTACCATCTACTGCATTTGAGGTATCTCCATAGTATGTAACAATACCAGATGATGCTGTGACAATACCTGTGACTGATATTCCATTGGAAGCAGTTTCAAATTTTTTAAAGTTATTATAATAAAGTTCTGTAGAAGAGTTTGGTTGTACTAAAAGTCCAGTCTTAGTAACCGAAGAATCTTTTACGGTGAGACTACCAGACCATATTTGAAAACCATGAGCGCCCACATCTTGAAGTACGTTTCCATAAACACTTGAATGATAGATGTAAAAATCACTACTATCGCCCATAATGATGCGAGGATATCCTGCATCACCATCTCCAAGTCTTACATTGTTTTGGAAAGTAGAAACACCAGAAACACTTAACTGATTTGTGGAGGTGACTCCAGTAACTATGACATTATTGCCAGAAAAATTATCTGCTGTAACTGTTCCGTTAAAATTTGCATTTCCGGTATTATACAATCCGAAAGTAGGACCACCACCAGCATAATTAACAATAGAATTGCAAAAGATATCCGTAACACTGGTAATATTTCCTGAGATTGTTACGCTACTATTAAGATTTGTAGCACCGTTTAATGTAGAAACACCAGAAACAACTAGTGTACTTGATGACACATTAGAAGTATTTGCCAATCCAGTAATAGTTACATTACCAGTCGATCCACTAACGGAAATGTTATCGCCAGCAGTGATACTAGTGACAATGCCTGTAAGTTCCACACCATCACCATAAAATGTAGTTGCCGTACAAACACCAGAAACACTTACATCACCAGAAACAGTTAAAGCACTTGATGCGGTTGTAGTTCCAATACCAATATTTGAAAGTGTGTGAATACCAGTGGAGTTTTGTGCCCAATAAGATTCTCCTCCTCCACCTCCTCCAGTAGCAGTAATAGTTACATTCCCTGTATTTTGATCAACAGAAATGCCAGAACCGGCAGTAATATAAGTTACGCCTGCTCCAGTAAGATTAGTTCCGTCACCAAAGAAAGAATAAATTTCATCAAAGTTACTGTTTATTTTTACGGCACCACTTAATAAACTATCACCAGTTCCATCATTGGGAGTTGTGCCTGTAGTTATTCCTAACTTTGCCATTATTGGAAATCTGGTTTAAAAGTATTTAGACTATGTAATTGGTATACTTAAGAGGGGAGAACCTTTTGAGTATAGATGATGTAGTTATTCCGGTAACACCATTATTTCCATAGAAACTAAATTCATTAGTTCCTGATCTTCCGGAAAGATTAATCTTACCCCAACTAAAGTTTCCAAAGTTATATGAGGTTGTTATTATTCCTGTATAGGAAGTGGTAAATCCACTAATATCAAAGGTATAAACCCCAGAATCAAATGTAAGAAAAGTGGAACTAAAAGTAAAAGTAGAAATCCCAGATGTTCTTGCATAAACTCTTCTTAGTGTTGTTGTCCCAACTCCAACAACTTCATACTCAACATCAGTTACAGTATCTACTTGATATACATTATCAATAAACTCACTACCAATACCAATAATATTATTATTCAAATCTCTAGAATATATTGTAGTTGATGCGGATCCAACATTTGATCCATAAACTACAAAATAATCTCCCACATCAATTGAACTCAGGGTTACAGCTGTACCAACAAGACTTGTTTGTCTCAAATAAGAGTCAAGAGGAATATGTAAATCAAGAATTAATTTATTTACAGAGGATACCGTAGTAGTTCCAAATCCAACAATTATTCCAGAATCTCCGTAATAATTGGAAACATCATTTGTTTCTACTATTGATGTTGGTGGAGAAATAAGAACAACAGGTGGATTTGAAGTTGTATATCCAGTTCCAGAATTAGTTAGAGTTATCGTTGTAACAATGCCAGATGTTATAGAAGCAGTTGCTGTTGCTGTTGTTCCTAAACCAACAGATTGTAAGGTGCTTCCAATGGTCACTATTGGTGAAGAAATATAACCACTTCCGCCATCATTAATGACAATTGATGATATTGTCCCTGCGATGGAAACCACAGCAGTGGCAGAAGCACCTACTTTTTCATCTTGCGATATTAGTGTTACTTTATTTTGGAAAAATAAAGTAGTATCATTCTCATTTTTACCATCAAAAAGAGGTCTAATTCTATCTACATAGATTTCTGTAGATCCAATACCAACCGATTTAATCACATATGCAACTGGGTTTATAACAGGTTCATAAAGTTCTCTATCTTTACCAACTTCTTGTTCATCAATAATTCTATCCTCAGTTTGTCTACACCACAGAACAGGACGTAATAAAGTTTCATCAACTGTATTTCCAGGTCCAAAATATGGACTTGTGTTAACGAGATCTGTTGAATTTACACTAGTAACAGTTCTTGGGTTTTCTTGCAGGAAAGGACTTTGCCCAATAGAAGCATCATATCCAATAGTAAGATCGTCTCCAACTTTAACTGTTTCAATAATTTCTCTACTAATAACGTCAGTGTCTCCACTTCCCTTATAGAAAATAATCTTTACAGTGTCACCAATCTTTAGTGCTTCTGTGAATGTAAGAATGCTGCCTCCAGTAAATGTATATCCCTTACCAGGAATCTGTAAAGTATCATTCACAAAAACAAGTAAAACATCTTCTACATTAATTTTAGATCCTTTCGATGCAACAATAGATACAGCATTTCCAGATAAAGAAAGTGGGAAAGCAGTTCTTTCTCCATCAATATATCTCTCTATATTATCTAAAACTTGAAGAGTTCCAATAGACCATCCAGTAAATTCATCTGTAAAAGTTTTGTCTATTGTGATCTGGAATTCTTTAAATGATCCCGAAGTTGTTGGTATTCCAGTTGTTCCTCCAACAGGAATCGTCAATATTTCCCCAGGTTTATATCCATAACCAGTATTTTGTATTTCAAAATCAATAACACTGGACCCATTTCCAACAACAACATTAACTGTTGCTTGAGATCCAACACCAGAAGATGATATTGATGCATACTCTAAAGGAATATTAAAATAACTTAAAGGATCATCAAAAACAACATATGGTGGATTGGTTGAAGTATAACCAGATCCTGGATTTGTAATTGCCACACTAACAATATGTCCATTACTTACTGCTGCAGTTCCAATAAACTCAATATTTGGAGTTCCAGTGCTAAAAGTACCAACGCCAACATTAATTACAGTTTGAACTCCAGGTCTATATCCAGATCCGCTGTTTCCAATACTGATCGATTGAATAGTTCCTGCAACAGAAACAATAGCAGTTCCTCCAGCAGACACCAATGGTTGGTATGCAAACCCTTCAGTAGATCCAACAGAAACGATAATTCCACCTTTAGGGAAACTTGATATGCCAACGTCACTTGTTAGTGTTTGGGCAACACCAACAAAAGAAATTGTTGTAATGCCTACACTTTCACTCAAGGTATAATCACTACTTTGTCCAGGACCTTGGAATACGTCATTAATGAGTATAACTGCATTTTCTGTCGCAATTCCAGTGACATCTGATCCATTAGATTTCAGGATAAACTCCTTGTTTACTCCATTGAAATTCTGAGAGATATCATCAAAAATATAGTTTTTATAATATGTTTCATTGGAGGTATTTGGTACTCCAGAACGTAAGAATACTCTACCATTAAAACTGGATCCTGTGGATATCCCCAACCAATCTCTTTCATCTGGTGGGTTGGTACTAGTGCCAAGTGGGGTATTTCCGTATGGAGCTTCAACAAAATTCAACACATTATCAACAATGTTATAATTACCAACAACTTTTGTTACAAGTGATCCCGTAGAATAACCTGCCAAAGATGTTCCTAACCACTCTCTGCGAACTCTAAGTTGATTTGTGCTACCAATACCAACTCCCTCAATAACCATAATTTCATTCCCAATCTTAATGAGATCTCCACCAAAAAATGATGTTATTCCACTAAATTTAACCAGATTATCTGTGGTAACAACTTCATCTGCCAGTGTTGTTGTAACTGCCGTAGATACAATAGGAGATTGAATAATATTATCAAGTGAAACAATAACTTTAGCATTTTGATTTGTAGAAACAAATCTATGAGAAGTTCCAATACCAACGCTTGTTATGTCAACTGTTTCGGGAACAGATTTCAATGCATTTTCTGCACTGGTTGCAATTTTAATTTTATCTTCAGAAATCTTGACTGCAAATATATCTGTAGGAAGTTTATCAGTCGTTCCAATACCAACAAATGATGCTGATGCAATGCCAATAGCTTGGGTTGTACCTGCTCCAGCGTGA